TTTCTTAATTAATTAAGAAGCAACCTTAACGTTCTTTACGACAACCCAAGCATCTGCTTGTTCGATCTGGACGCCAACACGAGTATACATTGTGTACTCAATTGAGTCCTTACGTGGCCAGAAGAAACGGTAAACAGTTACATCACGCTTGATTCCAATAACAACGTTATTTGGGAATGACAAGTGGATATCTCCGTGTGAACCTGTAGCTCCTGAGTGTGTACCAGTCTGTGCTTCTGCAAGTAGCGGAACTTCGATGATCGGAATACCGAATGCGAATGGTGCTACATATCCTGCAGGTCCACCTAGTGGTGCGACTCCGCCACGGATTACGCTTGAAGCGATGTCCTGTGGAATTGTCTGATTTGTTCCAATACTGTTCTTGTATAGGAAGTCCTGAATCAAGTTTGATCCAGCAAGGAAGCGAAGGTCTGCACGACGTTGCTTGTACTTACGTGGCATAGCCTTAAGTGCCTTGTTGAATACTTCACGAGAAACTTCAGCACCAGCTGCGTCTACGACACGACCTGTTGCCTTTGCCTTCTTTACAACGCCATCAAATGACTTGTAAAGAGCGTCTGAAGAAAGTGATGTGTCACCGTTAAGAATAACATCTTCGATGTCATTTCCTGCCTGTGTTGCCATCAAACGTGCAATATGATCTTCTAGATCTGCACCTTCGATGTTGTCTTCTAGAGACTCAGTTGAAAGCTCCCAGTCCATGCGGAGTTTCTTTGTTGTTAGAGAAATCTTTGAGAAAGTTACACCACTGTTTGTAGCGTCGTTATCTCCTTCGGTTGCAAGCTTCATAAGCTTCTCACCAACGGACATACGGTCAATCTCGGCTGTGTCTGACTTCATACGAACTGTACGGGCGACTTTACCGATTACGGTTGCGTCGAACATATAGTCAAGGAAGCGAGCTGATTGTTCTGGGTTTAGCAATCCACCAGTTTCTGATGCGCCAACGTGTACGCCAGTTCCTGTGATAGAACCACCATTCATGCCAGCTGTTGCTGTTGTTCCAGAAGCAATTGCTTTTTCTAATGTTTCATTGCTCATTTTTATACCTACCTTAGTTAAATATTTCGTTCACGGAACCGAGGAAAGAACCGTTCCATTTGGATTTTTTGATTGTTACTTCTTCTGATCGGCCAAGATCTGAAGACTTCTTAATTGCAGTCTCTGATTCTACTGCATCGACACGCTTTTGTACACCATCAATCGTGCTCTTGATATCATTTACAGCACTTGAAAGTACTGTGTGTTGTTCTGCCAACTCTGAAATTCTAGCGTCTACGCTCTTGCTGAAAGCTTCAACAGTCTCTTGGATTGTTGTAACTTGTGCTGCATTTGCTTCAGATGCTTTATTTAGAGTTTCTGAGAAAAAGCCTTTTAGATCGCCTAACATCTTCGCAAAATCAGGTTCATCAACCTTATCTTCTGATACTTCGGCTGCTTTTTCCAGAGTCTCGGCAGGAACGTCTTCTGCTACTGCATCTTCTGCAGGAGCCTCAACTGGAGCTGCATCTTCTGCAACAACCGCTGTCTCTTCAACGGCTACTTCAACTGCTGCATCTTCTGCAACAACTTCAGCAACTACGTTTTCTGTGTTATCTGACATTTCATTACCTCCTTCTGCGTTTGCCTGTTTTGCAATTTTTTGTGTATCAGGCAACGTAAATCTTGAGTGCTTGTATGCATCAAGAATCTTATCAATCTCTTTTGCTTTATTAACATCTGAACTCTCAACCCAACCAATTAGTTGTGCTGGCTTACCAGATACTGGTGAGTCATATGTTTTTTCTGTTGAGATAAAAACAGAATTACTGTCTTCACAGTAAAAAATATTTTCGGTTACAACGTCTACCGCTATACCCTTTGCAATGTATTGTCCATTTACTTTCTGAATAGAAAGAATGTTACAAAGCTCATTTGCTGGAGAATCTACAATTGATAACTCCATCAATTCATAATTCTTGATAAATCTTACAGTCTTACCCGTGGACTTGTTGACTTCATTATCTGACTCAACAATCTTCCCGCCGATTGAGAATCCTGAGAGAGTTCCGTCTAGAACTTTTTCCCAGCTATCCTGTGCGCCTTTTGAAATATATGCTGTTACGTATACTCCGTTGTAAAACTCTTTTGTTGCTGGATCATAGAATGTTTCTGGCTTGAAAGAAACCATCTTGCCAACTGCAAGAGACCCATGCATCTCACGAATATTTCCACGGAAGTTTTCAAATGCTTTTACGCTTGCTTCTGCTGTTACAACATCACCTGTTTGATCAACATTGTCTAGTGTTGCAAAGCCAGATACTGTTCTCTTCTCACGATTAACTTTCGTGAAAGGAACAGACAAATTAATGTCGTTGCCATGGCTAGTCCATAAAGACTTTTCAATATTCATATGCTTAATTTTATCTACTTATAGATAAAAAGGCAAATAACAGTTGAGTAGACTTAGTCAACCTGTCTGCCGTCGCCCTTTGCATTTCTGCCTTCTCCCGATTTATCGGGGGCAGTTGCTTGGCGATCTTGCGATCTTTGTCTGGTATTTCCAGCTTGGGCTAATTGTTCTGAAGCGGCTTGGCCCTTTAAATCGACCATGTCGTCTCCTCCTTCAAGAGGAATCATGCCCTTTCTAATTCTAACTTCGTTAGGGGTAATTACCTGCATTCTTAAATATCTCTCATCAATCTTAGACTGGGTATCTTCGTCAGTAAGAGTTAATTCATTGAATTTAATTGATAGGGCGTCAGTCTTCTCTTCAAATATCTTATTTATTTTCTTTTCTAAAATCATTTGGGCTGGACGACAAACCTGCTCTTTAAATGTCTTATCTGCATCACGGGCTACGGCTAAATTAACTCCTTCTGGAGTTCCAATTTTATTAATTGGTACACGGTGGGCCAATAGGATTTCATCTCTATTTGATTTACGATAAACATTAAATGAAGACTCCTGTGGATTTGCCTCCACTGGTTCCATTTTAAATTCGGTCTTTGAATCTGGAGTATCTCCTGGAAGTGGGATATATAGGGACCTATGATTCTTGCCCTTTAATCCGACCTGGAAAAACTCAAGCAATTTTCTTTCTGATTCTGGAGAAAGCTTTGCTCCCTTTACTGTAATAATATATCTTGGGACCGCCTTGTTTTCAAAGTAATCAAGGTTATATCTTCCAGACAATTCATTACCTGCAAGGGCAACCTGTGCTGCAACAATATCTGGCAATCCATAATAGTTGCTCATAGGAGTATACTTCTTTAAATGAATAATTTCATTTGGACGATCTTCTTGTCCTGCAATTGGGTTCTCTGTTTCAGTGTCTCCAAAGTTGTTAAAGTAAACTGCCTTGCCATATAGCAATTGAATGAAGCCATCTCTTAGTCTACGAACACGCATTGTTTTTGATGGGATATGTCCGATGTACCCAATGTTTCCGCCTGTGGTTCTACCTATTTCAATATAGCCATTTCCTGTTGCTTCAAGGTCTGTATAAACCTTAATCAATGTCTGTGTAAATGTATCTTCTTCGTTTGTTGTATCCACCCAAGCGTGTAGGTCTTGTCTCAACTTGCTTAGCTTTCTGCGGGCTCTTTCAAGAGACTTATCGTCTGTAATAGAATCAAAAGCATCATTAGTTTTCTTTGTTTCGACAAAGTCATAACCTAGTCCAACAATGTTAGCCACCTTTGCATTAATTGCTGCATAGTTGTATGTTGAAATTTCGTATACCTTTGAAAGGTATTCAAGATTGTATGTTGGCTCAACTAGATCGAACATTGAGTAACCTGAAATAGCTTGCGCTAATAGGTTCTGTTGTGTTCCCGTTCCTTCTATACCAGAAAATGACTTAGAGAATTCTCTACTTACTTTGCGCTTAAACGATGCGCCTAGTCCTCGGACTTTCTTTAGTTCATCTATGCCCGCCGCAAATGGATCATTACTGACCTCATCTTTTTTTACAGAGAACCAGTCCGCTGTATTTGATATATTAATTACGCTATCTGCGTTATCATCATCAAGAAATTCTACACTCATTTTGTACCACCCAAGTTTAATTTTTTCATTTCGTCTTTATAGTTTCCAATGTCCATAGGGTCTGGGACTAGTCCCCAGTCGAGTCTTGCTTTTGGTAGTGGAACTCTTC